CAGAGCATGCGATTGGCTGGAGGGAGTCCGAGATCCAGGCGTGGATCGAGGCTCGCCAACCCAGGCAGGCGGAGCGCTAACCATGGCTAGCGTCAGAAAGCGCCCTTGGGCTTACAATGGGACCATTAAGGAGAAGTGGGTTGTTGAATATACCGACGCGGCCGGGAAGCGTCGGCGACACACTCCGAAGAGCGGCCTAAAAAAGGATGCCGAGAAGGTCCGTCAGCGCGTAGAGGCGGAAATCGAGGCCGGGGTGCACACGCCGCAACGCGAGACGATGACACTGCGAGAGGCTGCTGACGCCTATCTTCGCGACTGTGACCGGCGCTGCAAAGTCGGTGACATCTCTGGCGCCTCGTTTGCGCGATATAAGGCCGACGTGGCGATGATCGTGAGCCGCATCGGCGCCAAGCGTCTTCCCGATATTACGTCTCTGACGGTGCAGGATACGATTGACGATCTAACGAGGACATATTCTCGGCGCACTGTGAAGGGCTTCGCCCTAGTGCTTCGCCAAGTTCTCGCCTTCGCGGTGCGGCGGAAATGGCTCAAGCGGAACCTCATGGTTGACGAGCCGCCGAGGCTCCCGCGGGTCGTTCAGAACCGGGTTCGCGTACCGAGCATCGAGGATCTCCGCGCTATCCTTCAATCGGTCGCGAAGCACCGCCCTAAAGAGGGCTTGCTGACCCATCGCACGCGTCTCGCGATTATCTGCCTTGGCCTATTCTGCGCGCTAAGGAAGGGCGAAATGCTCCGCCTGCAATGGAGCGATGTGGACTTCGCGAAAGGGATTATTCGAGTACGCCACAGCCTGTCTTTATACGACGGGCTAAAAGGTCCCAAAACGAAGGCGGGCGTACGCGATGTCCCGATGCCAGCGCCCATCAGGTATGCGCTTTTAGAGCTCGTGGCGTATTGGCAGACACGCCGTGCCGTCGAAGAAGGGTGCGATGAGGACATTACAATAAACGCGCGCAAGCTGCGCCTCTGGTACCGCATGACGCGAGAGGGACGCGCCGAGCGGCAACGGCCATTAGTTGCGGACCTGAGCGGGCCTATGCCTGCTGGTTACGTGCTCTGCACCACTAAGCGCAAGCCGATTGCACTTGGCTGCGTGACGAAATTCTATCTGCACCCGATCCTGCGAGCTGCTGGCGTCTGGCGGGATGGCGAGAAGCCATACACAGTCCACTCGCTTCGACACGCGGCAGTCAGTCTCCTCATCCGCCAGAATTTGCCGGCGATGCAGCTCAAAACCGTAATCGGGCACGAGTCGGTGCAGACGACTTATGACGTGTATGGGCACTTGTTTCCCGAAGATGATGTGGTTCGCCAGGCTTCCGACGCGATCGCGATTGAGTTCGCCGGGACCGTCGCCGCGGCCCATGAACAGGCGGTGGACGCGACAAGCACACGACAAAACCTGCTAAGTCATTCTTCTAACACCGCTTAATTTGGTGGGGGGAAACTGTATAGAACTGTCGCAACGTCAAACAAAAAGCCAGTAACTACAGCACCTTAGCCCATCCCCGCTTAGCCTTTTTTGTCGCGTGGCATAGCCCGCGACTTTCAACCTAAGCCCCTGAAATTCCGTGGATTACCAAAACCGCCCGGCGCGTCCGCGCGACATGGGCGCGACAAAGGAGGCCGCATGACGAGCAACACCACAGGCTTCGACGAAGGCGACCTCCTGTACGGGATTGGCGCCATTGCCGACTTCCTCAACATGCGGAAGCGGCAAGCCTATCACCTACACACAACAAGCTCGCTTCCAACATTCAAGATCGGCGGAAAGGTCTGCGCTAGGCGGTCAACACTGCGAGGCCACATTGCCGAAATCGAAGCTATAGCCCGCAATCGGCCTTTTCCAACCGACGCGCCGGCATGAGGCTCGCCAAAGCGTTCCGCGTCTCCACCTTCGCGGTGCACTTCGGCGAGCGATTCGTTGCTTTCGTCCAGCGGCACGGCCGTTAGCGTGTTCGCCAGCGTGACCCTCGCAATGCGTGCCCCCCGTACAGCATCGCTGGCCCTAAGGCTCCCAGCCTAGCCGCCGACGAGGCGGCAGCTACGCCCGTTCAGCACCCCGCGCGCGTGGCTCCGAAACATGGATCTCCGCAATGACAAAATCCGACGCGGTCGACGCGCCCGGTCGCTGCAACGGCCGGGGTTAGTCGCAACCCTTCGAAGGGCCGCGCCCATCGAAAGCCCGCTGTGCGTAGGGGCGAGATCCATTACGCGATGGGCTGTCTCAGCCGCGGACCAGCTGGAGCAGGCGCGAGGCTCCGGAGCTGCTGCAGTGACTCGTCGATTTAACGGGCGACAACCGCTACCGCTGCGCGGTGCGCGCTCCTCGTGGTTGCCGGTGAACCCAAGCCGGGCGGCACTGAAACGAACGCCAATCAAAGCTCTGCGGGTGGCGACCGTATTCCGGCCCGATTGATGCGCGGCGACCTCTTCGAGTTCACCCCGCAGTTCAAGCTGATGGTAAAGCGGGAACGCCCCGTCGCTGCGCAACGTCGATGAGGCGATGCGCCGGCGCCTGCACTGATCCCGTTCACCGACATACGATACCATGCCTGAGCATCAGCCTGCGATTGCGCTCTCGTGGGTTCGTGAGGCGGATCGCAAGGAGTACGGCCAGACGAGTCGCGGTGCCTACGCCGCCTTCGGCGCCGTGCGATTGATCAAGGCGAACTGACAATGTCACGTCGACCCAACCCCGCTCAAAGAGGCTATGGCCGAGCATGGCGAGAGCTGCGAAGCCGCACGCCTCCCGCAGCATGCGCCTGCGGCAAGCCATAGGTGCCCTCGTTCAACCTCGACCACGTAAGTGCGCGCCGGGCTGGCGGCAGTGACGATCCTGCGAATCTGCAGTGGACCTGCCACCGGTGCCATTCCGCCAAGACCGCTCGCTCCGACGGCGGCTTCGGCAACGAGCCGCGTCCGGGGCTGAGCTACCGCATCGGCGCGGACGGCCGCCCGATCGGCGAGCACCCATGGGCCAAGCGATGACAACGCGCGCCAATCGGCTTCCTTGGCCATTGGGAGGCCCATTCTAGTGCCGAGGGGGAGGGCCGGTCATTTCCTCCCCCATCTAGGGGCGGGGACCGTGCCGGTCGCTTCGTTCGCACCGGGAGCAAACCTGGAAAAGGGGGTATCATGAAGCGCCTTGATGCAGCCCGGCTTGTTCCGGTCACCGGCGGCGGTGGGATGCCGCCCGAGCCGGCTTGGGCTGGTCTCTAAGACGACGCCAACGACGCCGCGATCGCGCATGAGCAATGGGGCGTGATCACCCGCGAGCTGGCTGAGGCGCAGACGCTCTCTGCGGGCCTCGGCGACATGGTCGAGCGCCTGGTGCAGTTCCGAGTCCAGTTTCATCGGGCGGCAGCCGACATCGCGCGGCGCGGCGCGGTGCTGACGGCGAAGCGCAGCGCCGTCCCACAGACGAATCTAAATTGGGTGATCATGCGACAGGCGAGTGAAGCCGCTCGTGGACTCGAGCTCGAGCTCGGGCTGTCGCCGCTCGCCCGTGGCAAAGCGAGCAAGGTGAAGCATGAGAACAAAACCCCACGGGCCGCGGACGCCTATCTCCGGCCCATCGCGCGCGACTGATCCGGCGACCGGCCATGCCGAGGACCTCGTCGCGGGCCGAATCGTCGGCGGCGAGATCGTCCGGCACGCGGCTGAGCGCCATCTGCGGGACATCAAGGACGGCCCACTCCGTGGCCTGCATTGGCGCCCGGAGCGGGCGGCGCATGCGCTTCAGTTCTTCCCGTCAGTCCTGACGATCACCGAAGGCGCCGCGGTCGGCCAGCCGTTCCGGCTCCTGCCCTGGCAAGCCTTCGTCGTCGGTAGTTTGTTCGGCTGGCGGCGCAACAGCGGGCGTATGCGCTTCCGATCGGGCTGGCTCGAGACCGGCAAGGGGCAGGGCAAGTCGCCCCTCATGGCGGGGCTCGGCCTTTACATGCTCGGGTGGTACGGCGTTCCTCGCTCGAAGGTCTTTGCGATCGGCCAGGACCGGGCCACGGCGAATGTTTTGTTTAAGGACGCGGCGGCCTTGTGCCGGGCGCCAATTCCAGGCCCGGAGGATGAGCACCTGCGCGAGACCTTGGAGTCGCGCGGCGACGTCGTCATCCGCGGCGAGCATGACAATGCATGGAAGATCGAGCATCCGGCGACCGGGTCGGTGTTCCAGGCGCTCGCCAACAACGAGGCCGTCTCGGGCCCGCGACCGACGCTCGTCAATGTCGACGAGGTCCACGAACTGAAGTCAGACAGCGCGGTGGAGCAATGGAAGCGTGCCGGGGCGAAGATGCACGAGGACAGCTTGATGCTGCTCGGGACGAATACACCGAGCACGAACCAGATCGTCGGAACCAACTACAGCGAGTTCTACCAGAAGGTCGCGTGCGGCGAGATCCGCGACGACGAGGCTTTCGCTTTTATCGCGCGTTGCGACGTGGCTGATCGCGAAACCATTTTCGATCACGAGGAGCATTGGCCGAAGAGCTTGCCGGCGCTCAACATCACGTTCGGAGTCGAGAATGTCCGGGGCCAGGTCAACACCTCCCGCGTGCTGCTCTCGACACGGTTGAGCGTCGCGCGGCTTTTCTTTGGCATCCCGATCGGCACGACCGACTTCTGGATCGAGGAAGCGGCATGGGCGGCCGTTCAGGGCGAGGTGAATCCGGTCGCCATGCGAGGGTGGCCGTGTTGGCTGTCGTTGGATCTATCGCGGAAGAATGACTTGACCGGTCTAACCGCGATTTGGGCCGACGAGCGCGGCCGCCTCTACGCGAAGACTTGGTATTGGACCACGAAAGACGGGCTCGCCGATCGCTCTCGCGCCGACAACGCCCCTTACGATCAATGGGTGCAACAAGGCTTCATCGCGGCCGTTCCCGGCGCGACGATCGATAAGAGCTTCGTCGCCGAGCAGGTCAAGCGCCTGTGTGCCGAGCACGACGTCAAATTCCTTGCCTTCGACGCTGCGATGATCAGCGACTTCATCGAAGCGTGCGAAGTTGTCGGCTACCCGGTCTGGAAATGGGAAGGCGTCAACGCCCCGATCGGCCGCGGGCTGAAGCTCGTCAGCCATGCGCAGGGCAAGCGCGTGGTCTTCGAAGATAAGCAGCTGTGTATGCCGCGCTCGATCGAGCGGCTCGAGGACGCCATCTTAAACGGCAACATCACGATCGACGCGTCGCCGGTCACTTACTCCTGCGCGGCTAACGCTCAGATCGACAGCGACGGCATGAACAACAGGTGCTTCGACAAAAAACGGAGCCGCGGTCGAATCGATGGCATCGTGACGCTAGCGATGGCGGTCGGGGCCGCGACGGTGGTCGAGGCCGAAGATGCCGGCGAGGCGTTCTCGCGCATGATCGTCGCGCGAGGCGGGCTCGTCTGAGGGTCCGGGCGCGCTCTAACGAACTGGCGTGGGTCGGCGGTTCGATTCCGCCTGGCTCCACCACGCATTCTTCGGAACCGCGTGTTTCCGCGTAGCGCGGAGAACTCTCGTGTTTTCAGGATGTTAGACGGACGCACTCCCGCCGAATGCCGTCTCTGGCGAGCCAAACGCGGTCTCTGCCACGGCTTTGCCCCGCCGTCTCTGCCGACAAAAACGTGCTTCCTGGTGGGCGAGCGGAGAATGGGTTCGCGACGGCTGCGTGCTAGGGAGTTGGCGTGACCACTCAAGCTCGGGCTAAGCAATGCTTCGGGTGCTGATCCGCGCGCAGACGCGCTCCCACAGTCCTCCCGCCATCGCCGTTCCGAGGGTATTTGGCTGAAGAGCTCGTCCCGCCCGTTTAGGACCGGTTCGCCTTCCAGATCTCCTTCAGGTCAGCATGCTCCTTCAACTCCCGCATCCTCGTGAGCGCCTTGTCTGAGTAGCCGCGGTGCTTCGCCTTACCGAAGGTGAAGAGGTGCATGCACTCCTTTTCCTCGTCGAGCTTCATCGCATTCTTCATCGCTGATGCCATGGGAACTGTTACTCCGGTCTTCTGCGCCAGCTGTGTCGCCGAAAGATGGAAGCGCTTCTGCATGTCAATCTCGCGGTAAGCCGCCGCGTTCGGGTCGTCGGTGTACTTGACGGGCGCTCCTTGAGCCTTCGTAAAGTGCACTCGGAGCTCGATGGCCTCTCCAGCTACGCCGCGCACCTCCGCCCGAATGCTGCCGAGCTTAGGGAAGATCTCTCGCCACGACTTTCCGTTTTTGACCGCCTTCTCAATGCGGTCGATATCGGCCTCGCTAATTCTCACCTCGTCATCGCTCGCGTGTGATTCCATGGCGAGAAGCGCTCTAACGCGCCCCCGGGCCTCGTCACGCTGTCGTCGCCCCGGCTTCAGCAAGTCGGCTATTTGGCTAAACTCCTGGTCAATGATCACGTCGAGCCCCGCAGGCGGCCTGCTAGAAAGCGGCAGGACGCGCGTTGGTAGATGGTCCGCGAGGCCTTCCTCGAATACTCGCTTCATCACATCGTCGAAGACGGTCACCAGCGCCCGAACGTGAAGAAACATCAGGTCTTCCGAGACGGTAATCAGCCAGTGCTGCTCGGCATCACGCATCGCGTCGAGCGCCCGAATCGCGCCCGCCTCCTCGGTTCTCAAGCGCACCGGAGCGCCCCCTGAAGCAAGACGCAGGCATCTCTCAAGGCCGAGCGACGTTTTCTTTTCTTTGTCGAACAAGCGAGTCACACCTTGTGCGAGGGCCGCCTTGATCAGCATTTCAGATGCGTGCTGGAGGTGGAGGAGCACCGCAGTCTGCCGGCCGTCCTCCTGAAACCCATTGAACGCCGTGAGGCCGCATCGGAGCGACTGGAGAGCTTGCTCAGCAGTCGCCGGGCATCCCGCTTCAGCTTTTTGGCCACTGGCGCATCCTTGAACCGCTGGTAATCCGAATGTACGGCAATTCACGCGCGTGCATCACGAGATAAGGCAGCCACCTGTCCCGCGCGGCAGGGGAGGCGTACGGACTCAGGCCAAGGATGCTTGCCGGGCGCTGATGCCGAGCGTGGTCCATTGGCGTGACCACTCGAGCTCGGGCTCGGCAATGCTTCGGGTGCTGATCCCGCGCGGCAGACGCGCTTCGATCACCGCGCGCACGAGGCCCGGAGCCAGGAACGCGAGCGGGAG